TTTATTCTTCAGTTCCACTTCACCCGTTAAGGTGTAATCAAATTCTGCAATGTATAATGTGAATTTAATGTCACGGTCGGCATATGATACCCATCCAGAATCATTGTTGGCAATGAATAACGTGCCTACATTAGGTTGTCTATCAACAATCACAGTACCACCCACTTCTTGACTACCTAAACGACCTACCCAAACTTCATAGTTTGTGTTGTCACCTGCTGGGATTAACACCATGGCATATTCTGTGTTGTTTTTCAAATACACAGGTGAAGGAAACAGAAACACTGTAGGAGCTGTTCCATCATCTGAAGGATTTACATCTTTAGGAAAAAGTGTAACCGTTGAGTAAGGAACAATGTTATCACTTGGGAATCCATCTACAACTTCACGAATTTCCAAAGTGATGGGTGCGTTATCAGCAGCTGATGCTGAAGCACTTGCCGATTCTGGGCGTGTTTTGAAATAGACATCAACTTTGGTTAATGCAACACCATGGGGATTGTTTTGAATGACAAATGTTTGTGCTAAAGGATCCTTGTAGGAAATACCAAATGTTTGACGAGCTGTGATGGGATCCTGAACAGTGTTGAAACGTCCTATCGTGATGTTAGGATTTTGTGTACTAATGATGTTGCTAGATTCATAGATGCCTGATTTGTTGGTGACAAATGTTATAATGGCATTGGAATCTCCATCAGTTACAACTCCATTGGCATCATTTGTTAAAATGAAAGTTTTTGTGCCTGTAAGAAACACACCACCAGGAATTCGAAAATGACCACTAAGTTCACCGTTTACATCAGTGACTAATGGACTATCATAATCCACATCGGTTGTCATTTTGCAATATTCAGATACATCTTGATTATCAAAGAAAGGATACACCTGTGTGAAAGGCTTCAATCCTTTTGCAGTGAATTCAATAACGCTACTCCGAATATACGGTATAATAGTTGTCATTATTTCTTTAAACTCCTAGTTAAATCAACTGGTTTGTATAATCTGGCTCGTATGCGCCGGTACTTGGATTATAATAATATTGTTGTCCTGCACTTCCTGTACCGCCATAACCACTTGAGCTATATGATGTGCTTGTGTCTGAACTTGTTCCTGAACCTGATGTGGAACCAGTACCGCTACTTGCAGGAACTGCGGCTCTTGGTGGAGCTGCAACTGATGCAAACCATGTTGTGGATCCTGTGTTTGGTAATGTGAAGGCATCTCCTTCTGGAGCATTTTCTTCATCAAACCATGGGTCACATGATGGTGTTAGTGCAATGGTTCCTTCATATGTGAACAGCAACTTGTTAGTAGTATTTATTGCCTCTGACGCATATGGATTTTCAGCATATGCAGCATGAGAATATGGGAGAGTGACAATGTTTCCTGCTGCTGCTGTAACAATGGCATCTGGACGTAACACCAAAGGCAGTGAAGCAGCCAACATGTTGGTTTCATCTGTGATGTCGGCAGGAATTGTGCCTGTCACAGGGTCACCACCTGAGGTGGTGCTGGTGATGGTGTTTCCTAATCCAAATGCACCAGATACATCTTCAAGATATAGACGTACCCAGGAATAATTCGTGGTGACATCAGTTGCCAGGGTCACAACATGCTTAATCACACCAGTGGCAGCTGATGATGAATCGGTAACTGTTTGTCCGGCTTCATAAGCATAGGCACCACCTGTTTGTTCAACAACAATGAACACATCCTTGGATTGACGAACAGCATTGGTTAAGCTGGCGACATCTAAACGAGAATTCAATGGCTTCAATGTAGGTTGAAGAATGCCATTGAAAATGGCACAACTATAGTTGGGATCTTCTGTGTTACCACGACTATGGTCATTGAAATCATCAACAAGAATACCATTCTTGGGACGTTCATCACCAGCTGATGAGGCAAAACTGCTGTTCAACAACTTTTGTTCCAAGAAGGATAGTTCAGTATATTTTTGTAGATTTTCCAACCGTTGATTGATATCATTGATGTCACGCATTGTGTATCGACGATTTTCAACAGGTGTAATCACTGCGGCATTATTTTTTCTATTTTCTGAACGTGCCACTTTTGCTGATACAGCAGGGAACGGAGGAACTGAAATTGTTCCCAACGTCATGGCACTGGCAGGTTGTGGACGTGCAATTGGTGTTGGGTCAGCCACACCTGTTAATATTTCAAATTCACCTTCCACGTTAAGAATCACACGGTCAACACGACCTAGATTATATGCATAATCGGTTGTGAATTCTTCTTGTGGGTGGGGAATGTAAATACCTGATAGGAACGTTTTAGTGGATTCCGTGTACACTTCAGGATTTAAAATTGTTGTGGCAATTGAAGTTGTGATACCAGCACGTGCTGTAACCGTGCCACGGAAATCCAACACATCTCGAAGTTCAATTTCCAATCCATTGGGTGTTTTATATCTGGGCATTTCAATCCATTCAATTTCTGAAGCGCCTGCAGCAACTCCTTGTACAGGTAATGGATATGAATCAACTGAGAAATAACCACCAAGTGATGATGATGAACTATGTTCAAAATAATCAAAGTTTACTAGTAATCTCTTGTTATTAACTGATGAGAAATCATAGGTTTCTTGACTCTTTTTACTGATGTATGAAAGGTCATAAAAGGAGTTGGTTTGTCCTGTGTTCAACTCAAACACATCAGTGGAATCCGTCGTTAAAGAAGCGAACGCTGTGGCAGCAGAACCAGTTAAAATACTATTGATTTTAATAACATCATATTGTCCTAGTGTCAATGGACCAGTCACAGTACTAGTAGTGATGTTGTAGTTAGGATGTGCCACGGTGATTGTTGCTGCTGAAACATTGTAGGCGGAATTTGCAGCCAATGTAATGGTTCCTGAACCGGTTGAGAACGATTGCACAGTTCCTAACAATTGATTGGAACTATTGTATACTTTATCACCAGCAGCAACATCATCGGCGGCAAGAGTTAAGCCTGTAATGGTTGCACTAGCTGTACTTGCGGTAGCATTTGTGAAATTCTTGGAAATTTGCAACTTCACATAACGACTCTTACGCAAAGTTTTGTTTCTTGGTGATGTATCAGTTTTTCTTACAGAAACATAGGCAGTTACACCATATGAACTAGACATGGTACCGATATCAATTGTCATGGATGTTGTTGACAATGATGTAACAGAACTACTTGTCAATGGAATGATTTCACCTATAGCGTAATTAGGTGTTCCGGTCATGGCTTCATTGGCTACTAAAATGATTTCATTGGCAACAGCCGTGGTAGTGGCTGCACTGAAGGCAAAAGTTTCATCACCTGACAATGAGAATGTCACGACACCTGATGTATTGACAGTACCGGTTAACATTTTCTTGTACACAAAATCATTGTTGTAGCCTGAACCTAAATCCAATGAAGAAATATGTTTGCTAGCTAAAGGAAATAGTAAGGTGCTAAATGAAGTGTCTTGTAATGTAGCAGGTGTTGTGGCTATGTCTGCAAAGAAGGCAGGTGAAGTGCTAGAGTAAATGGTTACAACACTAGCAAAATCACCAGCCGTCATTTTAATTTCCGTCAAATATAAACGATATTGACAACTTGCACTACCTATGGTTCCAGAATGATATTCAATGGATTGAACACGAGCTGTTCCTAACAATGTTCCTGCAGGAGCAGTTGTAGCAGATTTACTGGCAGATACAGCACCTGATGCTGTTCCTCCATACAAGTTTACTAGTTTACCTGTGTTGAGTGATGCCACACCACACACTTCATCAACAAGGACATAATAGCCATAGGCGGTGCTGATGTTGGCAGATTCAACATCACGGGTTTCTAGTTCTTTGTCAATATCAAAATATTGTGTGGCATAACTTTGATATTCATACCCCTTCACATATGCCTTACCTGCTGAAACACCCACAGCCAATTTCGATGCAGAACCACCGTTAGCTGATGTGTATAATCCGCCGTTTCCATTGGTGTTTAAATGTTCACGGATAGACAAGTTGAAAGGAGAAATGGTGTAATCACCAGATTCATCATATGTTCTTCTGGCTAACACCTTGTTCAATTCACCGTAATCTGTTAAATCATAACGACGAGCAACTTTACCTGACACCAATTCAAACAACACATTGAAATCATCAGCAGTCACGGCATTGGGTTCAAATGCTTCAAGTAGAGTTGATACCTTTAATCTATCAGCACCAGGTGCTGTGTAGTTGTAGGTGCCTGTGGCAGGATCCAATAATGTCGTGTCGGCATCTGCGCCAACAATGCTTTCAACAATGGTGACACCCACCTTCTTGGAAGGGGTGCTGCTATAGGCAGACACTACAACTGATTGTTCCTTGTGAATAACAAAGGTTCCCTTACCGTAAATGATGCCATTCTTCAACGAGAATAAAGAACCATATCCTGTTGGGATGGTGCCTGAAGGAGCAACTACAAATGTGATGTCCTCATCCGATTCAAGATGTAGTTCTGAATCGGCAGGAAATGCTGTTGTAGTGCCGTTGGTGCCTTGATTGATGTATTGAACGTGTAATGTCTTGTACACGCCTGATTCTGATCCACCTGTGGTTTTCTTGATGATGGCTTTCAATCCTGTTACATCATCAACCAACACTTCTCCTTCGTAATCTGCCAAATCAGCATTGTTGATGGTGACAGCATCACCATCGGTATCCAGAATCTTCACATAAGGAACTTTTGTGTTTAATGCATAATCACAGCCGGTGATAACAGCACCTTCTTTGAATACATGGTCACCAAAACGTTCAACCTGTTTCTGAAGAATGGTTTGAAGTTGTGTTAATTCACGTGCTTGTACCGCATATCCTGGCTTAAACAGGATACGTTGATACTGCTTGTCATCGCTGAAATCATCATAATAGGGATTAACATTGAGATTGATATTATTTGACATTTCTTATCCTTAGAAACTAAAATAAAGTTTAATTTTTTCAACTTGTTCTGATTGACGAGTTACTGGCGTGATGTTTTGCAAATACACAATATCACCGGTGTGAACATCAATTTCTGGAGGTGTAACTGTGGTGAGTGTCAACGTGGATCCTGATGGTGTTGTTTCATTTTCCACCACGGAACCATTGGTTAAATCTTCATCATCAATGATGGGTAGAAGATGTAATGTGGTTCCTGTTTTATAGGTGACAATGAAACGTCCTCCTGCTGCTGTTGTGAGAATGTCATCCACGGTGTATGGAGTTCCGCTAGGGACTGTCACCACGTATGCGGCGTTACCTGTGTTTGAAGAAAACAATGTACCATTTTCATATTGTTTGATGTTTTTAACCAAACCAAATTGACGGAAATTGTTGTTCAAGAAGAAATCTGATGCCACATCTTCAATGGATGTAACAATACCCACAACACGAGCCAACAATTCTTTAGGAACATCACTGCCATGCCCACCTTGTGGAGAAATCACGGCTTGTAATGAAGCACCTGCACCAATAGTAGGAGTTAATGTGGCATATGTGTATCCAGAACCTGGATTTGTTACTGTGACACCTGTGATGGCACCACCACTTACCGTAGGAGTGACTTCTAGTCCTGTGCCATCACCTGTGACATTGATAACTGTGGATCCTGTGTATCCTGTTCCTCCTGATACAACATTCACAAATTCAATGGCTCCATTTTTCACAGAGGCATTGGCTGCCACATCAATGTTCAAGGGATTTGGGACATCTGAGGTTGTTAAAGATGCAGTTGCCACAGCACCTGAACCGCTACCTCCTGAGAATGTCACAAGTGCATATGAATATCCTTCACCGCCGTTCGTGATGGTGATGGAATTCACGCCTCCTGCTGCAATGGTTGCAGTTGCGGTTGCACCAACACCATCACCTAGTATTGTGACTGTTGGTGCTGAAAGATATCCTGAACCTGCCGAGGTGATGGTTGCAGACATCACAGTTCCATTATGGTCAAATGCTGATGATGTGGAAGTGAAACGAACAGGAACATAATCTGCTGTCAAAAACTTTGCTCTGTCACCCACAGGAACTTCATACATGAATTGCCACTTATATCCATCAGCCAAAGTAACAGGACCTACTGATGTGCTTGTGGGTTGCACCGTGGATGCTGTACCTGGTGAATATACACACTTGTAAATGCGATAACTGCTGTTCATCACAAAGAAATCATTGGCTAGATTTTGCAACACCACATCACTATCATATGCGCTGTATATGGTGCTTGTTGTCCAGTCGTTTCTATCAATCATCAACACAGCATCATTGGGTTGAACACGCTTCACCGCCATTAAATCACGACGAGTTTGCGCTTCCGTTTCTCGGGTGTCTGTAGGTGTGGGAGCAGAGGCATCATTGGTCCATGATGTTGTTCTTCCTAGAAACACATAATAGTAATCCGAAGGATTAGGATAGGTGTAGACATCATAAGTGACAATAACCACATTTTGATTTAAAGATGCGCCTGTGTCCAGAACAACACTGGTGCCATTTGTGGCGGTGTAATCGGATTGACCCAGTTGAACACCATTTACATATACAGCAATTCTTCCAGGTGTGTAAGATAACGTTTTGCTATCTGAATCGGAACCTGAAAATGTGGTTTGTCCTGCTGTAGCAATATACACATACACCGTGTTTCCTGTAGGTGTAAGAGAATTTAAATCAGAAGAAGCAACATTACGAGTGTTGGTAATGCTTCTATGAAATTCTCTTGCTAATTCAGAGCGAAATCTATAAGGAAGAAGTGCGGGCATAGTTTTCTAGGTTAATTTGAGAATATTTATACGTTACGGCGTAGTGTCTATGGCAGTTAAACTACCAGTGGATGACACGGATATTGATTCAGATCCAGTTAATTCCAGTTCAGCAAACATCTTGAACCCACTAGGATGCGTACTCTCTAGATATTTGGTTTTCCATTCATCCAAAGGAGTTGTTGTGCTGATGACATAGGAATATGGTTGATAATAGTAGTTATCATATAATTTATTGATGTCGGACAAGAATCCTGAGGCATCTTTAAAGTATCCAGGTGCTCGATACACAAAACCAGTGTTGAATGTCACCGTGGCTGTTTCACCTGCAGCATTATATGGAGTAAATGGTATAGTTACTGTATCCAAATTGGCAGAGAACTTCCATCCTGATTCAATGATACGTAGACCTGCCAAGGTGTTGTCATCTCCAGCAGTCACATATCCAGCTTCAACATAATCTTCTAGAAAATACAATTCAGCATCAAAGTCTTGTGTGGAATTCACACGAACAACACCACCATTAACTCCTGTAGATTCTTCTGCCATGTAGGCATCTGGTACTTCAAACATGGAGCCATAGGCGTCAATGGAAGCCACACTAGTGAGTTGTCGAGTTAAACGTCCATACACAGTTTCATTGTACACAAGAAATATTTTTGTGTCGTAAGTGCCTAAAGATGCAATGGTTTCATTGATTCCATCACCATCAATATCAACACCAGAAATGTTCAACAAATCTGCATATTCTGGAAACACATAAGTTTCTGACAAATCAACTTCCAACAAATAGATGTTGGGTTCAACCAATCCTATCACATGGTAACATGATGTGGAAATGGTTCGTACTTCATCATCACCTGGCAATGAGATGTAATAGGCTAAATCTATTTCCTTGCCTTCAACATCAAAAATATCTTCTGCGGTGAATCCCGTGGTGTCAACTTTAAGATAATTTTTTCTTGTCCATTTACCATCTGATGCACGAAGAATGTTATCACCAGGATATGAAACTGTTACATCACTATTTAATACAATACGGAAAAACATTTCCGTGGCTGTTTCCGATCCTTTTGCCTCATAATATTGACTAATATACTTGATTAACCGACGAGTTGACAATTCCGTGTCTGAAGGAAAATCATAGGCATACTGACTTTTAAACTTAGGTATGAACACATCCAACGTTTCATCAATATCTTTCCATTCACTATTGTTCAACAACACATCATGCACATTATCCGTTTCTTCTAGAAACCGATAATAGGCTTCAATGAACGCCACAAACTGTGGATATTCAACTGCAACAAATGTGGGTAGGTGGCCAGATACTAAATGGCTTAATTTTTTTCTTATGGACATTATTCAGAGAAGGGAAGTGCGGTGATGGCTAAACCGGTGCTAATACCTGCGTTTGTATCAACTTCACTATCATCTAACACAATGATGGTGTTTTTTGCTGGTCTTGCTTCAACTGCAAATTCAGATACATCTGATGTTCTTGTCAAAGAGCTGGAAATGTTTTGATATAATGCTTGTGGTGTGGCATGCAAATGTAAACGTGTTGCATTTCCAGCATAACTTTGAATTAACAAATTTGTTAGTGAGATGATGCCTGTGTTGTAATTCACAGTTCCCACCGTGGCAATAGGCAAATTGGTTGCTGAGTTCACAAACTTCAATGTACCAGTACCATTGTCATTTTGTAACGCATCATCACTGTAATCTCGAATGTTACCCAAGTAGTTTTTATTTCCTATCTTGGCAGTGAAAGTGGATGAGTAAATGGTTTCTGGGTCAATGGCGGTTAGCATATTCACGGTAGCCGAATATGCTGAGTTCAATGTAATGGCTAGACGCTTTTGTAAGCGCATTTTAAATACTGAACTGATGATGGAAGTGTCTAAATCTTTCACTCGTTCAGTTAAACGATATAAAAAGAATGTTTTGTCTAATGTACCAAAATCATTGGTGAAGTAGGTGTTGATTTCTGTTTCAACGGCAGCTGCCAGTTGTGGAGATGTTAAACTTGTCAACTTATTGTTGTAATTGACAATGCCTTCAAACCCAAGATACAAATATTCTGGATCCACGAATTCATGTTGGATGCTCATCACACTTCTAGGACGAACAACAGTTTCCAACACATATTCCTTGTCGGCATCTGTGATGACAGCGCCTGTTGTTGGATGAATGGAAATGAACACTTTACCATAGGCAGGTGGGTCGTTTTCTTCTCCACCCCAAACAGCAACTTCTCGTGCCTTGGAAAGATTTGCCTTGATGAGTGAACGATAATCTTCTGAAGTAACGGCACGATTTCTAGCTGCATTATATTTTGGTGCATTAAAACGAACGCTATCAATGGTTTCTTTTTCTTGACCACCTGCTGCTGGTGTTGTTGTGGTGACTGTAGCGGTGGTTTCACCGTTCACAGTGCCTGATAAACTGAAGGTTTGTGCACCATTAGCAGCTTCACCTTTAGATGCATAATATGACACGGTTACAATGTTACCTACCGTTAATGCCTTTCCAACAACATCATCACCAAACATGATTTGATATTTTCCATCAAGATTTTCTTCCACCCAAAACACTTTGCTAGTGCTAGTGATGTCAGTGATGGTGGAAGTTTTATTCCAGGTGGTTGTTGTAACATCACCTACAGAATTTTGTACAACAACTTCAAGTGTTGTGGTATCTAACGTTTCAACAGGAATCAACAACGGACCTTGAGTTAAATCAGCTGTGATGGTGAACACATTGCTCAATCCCACACCTTCAATCAATTCCACATCTGTGAATGAAAACACACCACCAGACACCGTGGCGGTTTGTTCTTCATTTACATTGAAGGTGTACACGGTACCATTAATTGTAGCTGTGAATTTCACCGTGGAATCAATGGATAATTGTGAACCTACTGTGTTCACCTTGGGAACATCAATGTTCACTTTTGCTTTTGCTGATGTTCTGGAACGAGGTGTATACCCTAACATCTTGGCTAATGATACAACTGAGGTTCTTTTAATGGCTGTGTCAATGAACATTTCATTGGCTTGCATGTTCGCCAAAACAGCATTATAATGTGTGTTGTACGCCAACACATCAAGCAATGTGTTTAATGCGGATCCAGTGAAATCATAATCTGTGAATTCAGATTGTGATGCCAGATAATTTTTTAAACTAGTTTTGATATCCTGAAAATCTAGTTCAGTGACAATAAGTTCAGCCATTATCGTAATCTCTCTAGGGTGATGGACATAGATGTGGGTTGATTGATGCCAACAACTGAAAAGTATATGGATACTTCATATGAATTGTTATCTTCATCTGGCTCTACTGTAACACTATCCAAATAGATTCTAGGTTCAAAATTTCCCAAAGTATATTCAATGGCTTTTTGAATGGTTCTTGTGGTGATGTAATCAATGGGTTCAAATAACAAGGCTCGAAGTGAGGATCCTAAATCTGGATTGAAAGGACGTTCACCAAAAGCTGTGTTGATGAGAGCCACGACACTTTGCTTGACAGCATTGTTATCAATCTTCTTCAACACATCTCCAGTTTCAGGATGTGCCTCGAAAGAAAAATCTATATCTTTGTAGAGTTTATTAGGTGTAGATAGAATTGGCATTTTTGTTTATATTTATATGGTTTACCGTATTAAATTTACAATGACATCCTTTCCAGTACGAGAACCCAGAGAAGCATATGTGTGATTCCAGAAGGTGCCGAACGTTTTTCTACATCCTGTGGGATTAAAGGATACGTGAATCCAGACAGCAACATATCCTCTTCTTTGTTCATATTCCAGAAGCAATTGGTCAAATGGTAACGTGTCTTTTATCCAAGAAGCAATGGCGGCATAATCGGCAGGACGAGTAGCAGTGAATTGCAGGTCGGCAGCTTGTCCCACCATGTGTTGAGAATTGGTGGCACCATTTCTAGGACGGAAATTTCTGAATCCTGAGGTGATAATCATATCACCATACTTTTCCTTGATAGGATCCAAGATGTTTTCTGCCAACGCCTTGAGATTACAGGCAATTTCCTGTTTGCTCAGAGGTCTTCTATCAGTAGGACGACCATATGCAGTGATACCTGTAACTCTTCCAGGATGAGCTCGTGCTCGGATAGTCACATCTGCCACCGTGAAATGCTTGGAAATTTTATCAGTTAAACGGTAGTTGCTCTTTTTTCCAAAATCTCCACATGCTGTTGGGACTACAACAGGACGAACTGGAACTACTGCATCCAATTCTTCTGGAGCAACTGTTGGAGGAGCTGCATTGGCTTCTTCAGCAGAAATTCTTCCTTCAGCAACTGCTTTGTCAATGGCAGCACGGACTTGTCGTCCATCTGCATCATTATCGGTCATGGCATCAAACTCAGTTGAAAGAGCATCTCTACGACTTACTCCAAAAATGTAAGGCAAATCCACTTCAGTTACTTCAATGGGATTGATGGTTTCTATAGGAGGTAACACGCCTCCAATCAAGGCACCTGAAGTGATGATGGATGTTCCAGCAATATTTGTAAACACATCTGAATGAAGATTTAAATTCAACTTAGATGCCAACGTTAATTGTTTTCCCGCTTTCAATTCCAAGTCACCATGAGAATGTATTTTCAAGTCACCATCAACTTCAAAATTGCAATCATTTTTCACATAAACATTACATGACCCATCAACGGTTAAATTTGCTGTGCCTCGAACCAATACATTGTTGTTTCGAAGATATATCTCGTAACTATCACCTACAATCTTCTTCACCATGCTTCCATTGTTATCAACATCCACAAAAGTTCCTGCCTTGTGATACATGGTGATGCGTTCAGCATTGGGTGTATCATCTATTTCAAATACGTGTCCAGATTCTGATTCATAAACATGATTGTAAGGATATCTGGCGGCATATGATGTTTCAGGTTGATTCCACGTTTCACCATTCATGGCAGTTTCCACACCCGTCACTAAATCATCATCTTTTAATTGAATAACTGTGGCATCAACGTTTTCATTTCGTGCTAAACGATTGGTGTCTGGTTCATTGTTTTCAAGATATTCAGCACGAGGATAATCACCGTTCGGGTCTTTGAATCCATGTTTTGTATCTTTTTGAATTTGTTCTTGATATTCTTTGGTGGGTGCTCCGCCTAGAGTTCCCATCATGAAAGGTTCTTGCCCTGTTTCACCATCACGGAAAAATCCCACCACCCAGGTTCCAGGAACAGGACCTAGGGGTGTATGTCCTACACCAGAGATAGCAGCAGATGTGATGGGTTGCATGGGGTGTGCCCATGGCAAATCTTCAACAGGAAGTTCTGTGGTGTTAGATGTGTGATATCCAACAATTCTCACACGACAACGACCCAACATCAATGGGTCATCTCTATCTTCAACGACACCTAACCACCAATAGAATCCATTGTCTCCATAAACATTCTGCATTATTCTGGACTCCTTCTATATGAATCTTTCATGATTTCCAATAACATAATATGTTTTCCTAGTGCAAATTCATGACGAATATGCGTAATTAAATATTTTCCTGATAATTGAGGATCCAATATGTTTGTCAATGTAGTTCTATCATCTTTGGCAATGGACTTGGGAATGTCACATTGAATCACTTTTCCTACTTCAATGTCTGTTCTGCCATGTACTTCTATGACATAACGTGATGATTGAGCTTCATATAATAAACTATTTCTCAATGATGCCCAATTTTGATATTGTCGGTCTGTGTAATCATTCCATAACTTTGAATCTATACTTCTGACTCTGCGATAATTGTTAGGATCTTTTGGTGTAACATCCCGAAACAATTGAGGTGATTCAATACCTTCTAAATTGTTTTGCCCCTTTCGTTTTTCTGCATAATCAAAAGGCCATTCTTTATATTGCTTGGTCACAACATCATGTGTTATCAATTTATTGGCATAGTACCCAAAATCTTGTCCTTTCAACACATCAAAGAAACTCATTTTAGCAATGTTTTTGATATTGAAATACTGACTTAAATCAGTGGCGCTTTGTGAGGTTGCTGCAGGTGTAAGAGTATAAGTGCCGTAAATGTTTTCACGTTGATTTCTAATCAATGCATCTATACTCATGCAATAGAAATGTTTGTTGCCTTCGAAAAACAATGTGTTGGGAACTTCACGATATCCCCCAGTTGTCAACCAATTAATGGTTTTTAATGCTGTCCAGTGATTGGGAAGAACTGTGGCTTTTGTGGTGTGTTGTTCAATGTATAAGTCTTTGTTATGATTTAAATTTTCTTGATACACCTTTTCAATTAAATCACTTGTGGAACCAGTTAATCTTGATGTGAGATAGGTGGTGGAATCCAAGAATCCTTCCACTGCTATAAGATTGAACACATAGTTTTGTTCGTTATCACCTAGTTGTCGTTCAGAGATTGCTGAAATGTAAAAATCTTTTATAATAGAAGCTCTGTCCGGCATTGTTGGTGTTCTAAATTTCACCGTGATGAGTTCAGTTCCAATGACGGGAATCGTGGTGTCCAGTCATAACATTACTGAAAACATCTTCATATATCACCGTCTGTAGGACATATGAAGAAATTTCTATTTGCTTACCTTTACTTGTTAATATAATATAGTCGGTGACATATTCACCAACATTGTTTAACGTTTCAGCCATTATAATCCTGCTAATCTGTTGAATTCACGTTCAACTGCTGTCACATATACAGCAGGTAACATTTTAATGGTTCTTTTCGTATCATTGACATCAATTTCATATTCTAGATTGGTAACTGAAGTGATGTTGGGATTGCCTGCATCATAATCCACAATATATTCCAATTCTGTATCATAGTAATGATGAATTCTGTTGGTGGGTAATGTTACAGATGAGATGGTTAATCCAGAAACTTCTGTAGTTAAATTTTCAAGTGTGTTTGATGTTGTTAAAGGTTGAAATCCATTTTGTGAACGAATGTAAATGGTGTTGCCTGACTTGGATGACACTTTAAATTTCCCACCTGTGTTGGATTCCAAAGAATCATCTACAGAATATGCTGCACCACTGGGAACCGTGATGACCATGTCATAATTGGCATACACTCTATCAACAACCCGATTTTCAGGAATAGGCCATTCTTCTCTAGGATCCACAATGTTGTTCACCATTAGAATGATCCAATGATTGAAAGGTGTTTCATAGAATTTTTGTGAGACTAGTTCAGGTGTTTCACCATCCAACACAATGTAATTTTCTAACAACACGGTGTTTTCTTGAAACTTATCTGCTATGGTGATACGACTGAAAATGTCTCGAACCAAAAGAAATTTTTCATTCT